AGGGACATCGGGTTCAACAGGTTCTTCTGGTTCAACTGGCTCGTCTGGAACAAGTGGCTCAACAGGTTCTTCTGGTTCAACTGGATCATCTGGTTCAACTGGCTCATCAGGAACAGCCGGAAGTTCTGGTACATCGGGTTCATCTGGAACAAGTGGAACATCAGGTTCTTCGGGTTCATCTGGAACAAGTGGAACATCAGGTTCTTCAGGAACTTCAGGTTCAAGTGGAACATCTGGTTCATCGGGGAGTTCAGGAACTTCAGGAACATCGGGAAGTTCAGGAACAGGATTCAACACAATAAACAATCCTGGAAATTTCCGTGTTCTATTCTCCGACGGTACAACTAATGCAGCAACTGCTTCATCCAATCTAACAATAAGTGCATCAACACTTACATTGACAGGTGACGCAGTAATTACAGGTAGACTTACTGCACAAGAATTTTATACCGAATTCGTATCTGCTTCTATTATTTTTGAAAGTGGTTCAACAAAGTTTGGTAATTCATTTGACGATACACACCAATTTACAGGTTCACTTCTTACAACTGGTTCAAATGTATTTATCGGTACTCAAACTGTAACTGGTTCTATTCTGATTACTGGCTCCATTTCAACAGTAAACCACATTGATTTTATTGAAGCCACTGGTTTAACCGTGCCTTCCAGTGTGGAGGGTAGAATTTATTATGACCAAGATGAAAAATCACTCACTGTATTCAGTTCATTCAACGATAACGGAATTCAGGTAGGACAGGAATCTGTATTTCACATAACAAACAACTCTGGAACTACAATCAATGTTGGACAACTTGTAATGTTCTCTGGTTCAATTGGTGCATCTGGTAGATTGACAGGACAACTTGCAGATCAAACAAAGTTACCATCATCTGTTTATGTTATGGGTATTGCAACCAATACAATGCTGAATAACGAAGAAGGGTTTGTAACGACTTTCGGTAAAATAAAAGGTATAAATGCAACTGGAGCTTCTGTTAGCCAAACTTGGAACAATGGTGATATACTCTATGCCCACCCAACAATTGCCGGTGCACTTTCAAATCAAGAGCCACCAGCTGGAAAATGGAAACTTATTGTTGCTGCCGTAGTTCACAATACTGCAAATGGAACAATTTTTGTTCGTCTTACACCAGGAAATAACATCGGTGAACTTGATAACATTCAAGATATAAATTCAACAAACGGCGATTTACTTGTAAAGAGTGGTTCACTATGGAAAAATTCAAAACAACTTACTGGTTCTTATGGTATTACTGGATCAATAGATATAACTGGCGATCTAATAATCAACGGGACATCATACACCGCAGCAACATCAGGAACATCAGGTACAGATGGTTCATCAGGAAGTTCTGGAACATCGGGTTCATCAGGAACATCAGGTTCATCAGGTAGTTCGGGATCATCAGGTTCAACTGGCTCATCAGGAACATCTGGCTCAACTGGTTCATCTGGTTCAACGGGTTCTTCAGGAACATCAGGTTCAACAGGTTCTTCTGGCTCAACTGGAAGTTCAGGAACATCGGGTTCAACGGGTTCTTCAGGTTCAACTGGTTCTTCAGGAACATCGGGTTCAACGGGTTCTTCAGGTTCAACTGGTTCTTCAGGAACATCAGGTTCAACGGGTTCTTCAGGTTCTACTGGAAGTTCAGGAACATCGGGTTCAACGGGTTCATCTGGTTCGACCGGAACATCTGGAACAAGTGGTTCAACGGGTTCTTCGGGCTCAACGGGATCTTCGGGAACATCTGGTTCAACTGGTTCATCTGGTTCGACCGGAACATCTGGAACAAGTGGTTCAACAGGTTCATCTGGTTCTTCCGGTTCATCTGGAACACGAGGAACATCTGGATCATCTGGGTCATCGGGAACATCAGGAACATCGGGATCAACTGGTTCATCGGGTTCAACCGGAACATCTGGAACAAGTGGTTCAACAGGTTCATCGGGTTCAACAGGTTCATCAGGAACATCTGGCTCAACAGGTTCTTCTGGCTCAACAGGAAGTTCAGGAACATCAGGTTCAACAGGTTCATCAGGTTCAACTGGTTCAAGTGGAACATCTGGCTCAACAGGTTCATCTGGCTCAACAGGTTCTTCAGGAACATCGGGCTCAACAGGTTCATCGGGTTCAACTGGTTCAAGTGGAACATCGGGTTCAACAGGAAGTTCTGGTTCAACAGGTTCTTCAGGAACATCGGGCTCAACAGGTTCATCGGGTTCAACTGGTTCAAGTGGAACATCGGGTTCAACAGGAAGTTCTGGTTCAACAGGTTCTTCAGGAACATCGGGTTCAACAGGCTCTTCCGGTTCTTCTGGTTCGTCTGGCACACGAGGAACATCTGGTTCATCAGGAACATCGGGAACGTCTGGTTCAACGGGTTCATCTGGCTCAACTGGTTCATCGGGAACGTCTGGTTCAACCGGTTCTTCAGGTTCAACTGGTTCTTCAGGAACATCCGGCTCAACAGGTTCATCAGGTTCTACTGGTTCATCAGGAACATCGGGGTCAACTGGTTCTTCAGGTTCTACTGGTTCATCAGGAACATCGGGTTCAACTGGAAGTTCTGGTTCAACTGGAAGTTCAGGAACATCGGGTTCAACAGGTTCTTCTGGTTCAACAGGTTCTTCAGGAACATCTGGCGGAACTGGAAGTCCAGGAACTTCCGGAACATCAGGTTCGTCTGGTTCATCGGGAACTGGATTCAATACAATATCAACTCCTGGTGATAATAGAATCCTTACTTCAGATGGAAGTTCAAACTCGGCGGTTGCAGAAGGTAACCTTACATTTGATGGGTCAACTCTTACTGTAACTGGTAATACGGTAGTAACTGGTAGAATTACTGCTCAAGAATTCTATACTGAGTTTGTTTCTGCTTCTATAATTTTTGAAAGTGGTTCAACAAAATTTGGTGACTCACTAGATGATAATCACAATTTTACTGGAAGTCTGAACGTAACAGGAAGTCTTTCAGTAAGAAATATTACTCTAAATAATCTCAATAAGTTTATCGTTTATGACGATGTAACTGGTAAATTTTTCTATAATACGTCGGGTGCATCAGGAACATCCGGAACATCAGGAACATCTGGTTCATCGGGTTCATCTGGAACTTCTGGTTCAAGTGGCTCATCTGGATCAACAGGTTCCTCAGGAACATCAGGTTCAACAGGAAGTTCTGGTTCAACAGGTTCGTCAGGAACATCGGGTTCAACCGGTTCATCTGGTTCCTCTGGTTCATCAGGAACATCGGGTTCAACTGGATCTTCTGGTTCTACTGGTTCATCGGGAACATCAGGTTCAACAGGTTCTTCGGGTTCAACTGGTTCTTCAGGAACATCGGGTTCAACTGGATCTTCTGGTTCTACTGGTTCTTCAGGAACATCAGGAACATCTGGCTCAACGGGTTCATCGGGTTCAACGGGAAGTTCGGGAACATCTGGCTCATCTGGAACATCAGGAACATCTGGTTCAACTGGTTCATCTGGTTCAACTGGTTCATCGGGAACTTCTGGCTCAACTGGTTCTTCAGGTTCAACTGGTTCTTCAGGAACATCAGGTTCAACAGGTTCTTCTGGCTCAACTGGTTCAAGTGGAACATCAGGTTCAACAGGCTCGTCAGGTTCAACTGGCTCTTCGGGAACATCTGGTTCAACTGGTTCTTCGGGTTCAACTGGAAGTTCGGGAACATCTGGCTCAACAGGTTCTTCTGGCTCAACTGGTTCAAGTGGAACATCAGGTTCAACAGGCTCGTCAGGTTCAACTGGCTCTTCGGGAACATCTGGTTCAACTGGTTCTTCGGGTTCAACTGGAAGTTCGGGAACATCTGGCTCAACAGGTTCTTCAGGTTCAACTGGTTCAAGTGGAACATCTGGCTCAACAGGTTCATCTGGTTCTTCGGGTTCATCTGGAACACGAGGAACATCTGGATCATCTGGGTCATCCGGAACATCTGGCTCAACAGGTTCATCTGGTTCTTCGGGTTCAACTGGTTCAAGTGGAACATCAGGTTCAACTGGTTCATCTGGCTCAACTGGTTCATCAGGAACATCTGGCTCAACTGGTTCGTCTGGCTCAACTGGTTCAAGTGGAACATCAGGTTCAACTGGTTCATCTGGCTCAACTGGTTCATCAGGAACATCTGGCTCAACTGGTTCGTCTGGCTCAACTGGTTCAAGTGGAACATCGGGTTCAACCGGTTCTTCTGGTTCAACTGGTTCTTCAGGAACATCTGGCTCAACAGGTTCATCTGGCTCAACAGGTTCTTCAGGAACATCTGGTTCAACCGGTTCTTCTGGTTCAACTGGTTCAAGTGGAACATCTGGTTCAACTGGTTCATCAGGTTCAACTGGTTCAAGTGGAACATCAGGTTCAACAGGTTCATCAGGTTCAACAGGAAGTTCAGGAACATCAGGGACATCTGGCTCAACGGGTTCTTCTGGTTCAACTGGTTCTTCTGGCTCAACTGGTTCAAGTGGAACATCTGGCTCAACTGGCTCTTCAGGTTCAACTGGTTCATCAGGGACATCAGGTTCATCTGGCTCAACAGGAAGCTCGGGAACATCAGGTTCAACAGGTTCTTCAGGTTCAACTGGTTCTTCGGGAACATCGGGGTCATCGGGTTCATCAGGAACAGGTTTCAACACAATAAATTCACCGGCATCTGGTAGAGTATTACTTTCAGATGGAACGATAAACGCTGCAACTGCTTCAGTAAATCTAACATATAGTTCAAATACTTTCACGGTAACGGGTGATACGGTTGTAACTGGTAAACTTACGGCTCAAGAATTTTATACAGAGTTTGTATCTGCTTCAATTATTTTTGAAAGTGGTTCAACTAAATTTGGTGATAGTATAGATGATACTCATAAGTTCACAGGTTCATTATCAATAACAGGTTCATTACAAATTCCAAGAGCATCATCAAATCCAGATGCTATTCTTGGAGGAATCTATTATAATACCGTTGATAATAACATCTATCGTTCAAATGGTTCTACTTGGCTTGCGTCAGTTGGTTCATCGGGGACATCTGGTTCAACTGGTTCTTCAGGAACTTCAGGAACATCAGGAACATCAGGTTCATCGGGTTCAACGGGTTCATCGGGAACGTCCGGCTCAACAGGTTCATCGGGAACATCAGGACAATCGGGCTCTTCAGGGACATCAGGTTCATCTGGAGCTGCTGGTGCTTCTGGTTCATCAGGAACATCAGGACAATCAGGCTCTTCAGGGACTTCAGGTTCATCTGGAGCTGCTGGTTCATCAGGAACATCTGGTTCAACTGGTTCGTCTGGCTCAACCGGTTCATCAGGAACATCTGGTTCAACTGGTTCGTCTGGCTCAACCGGTTCATCGGGAACATCTGGATCAACTGGTTCATCGGGTTCATCAGGATCCTCTGGTACAAGAGGAACATCTGGTTCTTCTGGAACATCGGGTTCAACTGGTTCATCTGGCTCAACCGGTTCATCGGGAACATCTGGATCAACCGGTTCATCTGGCTCAACCGGTTCATCGGGAACATCTGGTTCAACTGGTTCATCTGGCTCAACAGGTTCATCGGGAACAAGTGGCTCAACCGGTTCATCAGGAAGTTCAGGTCAAACAGGTGGGGCAGGTTCATCTGGTACAGCCGGTTCATCTGGTTCAACTGGAAGTTCGGGTTCAACAGGTTCATCTGGTTCAACTGGCTCATCAGGAAGTTCAGGTCAAACAGGTGGAGCTGGTTCATCAGGAACATCAGGTTCAACTGGCTCATCAGGAAGTTCAGGTCAAACAGGTGGAGCTGGTTCATCAGGAACATCCGGTTCAACTGGCTCATCAGGAAGTTCAGGTCAAACAGGTGGAGCTGGTTCATCAGGAACATCCGGTTCAACTGGCTCATCAGGAAGTTCAGGTCAAACAGGTGGAGCTGGTTCATCAGGAACATCAGGGACAGGATTCAACACAATAAATAGTGCAAGTGGTAGTCGTTTAATAATAAGTGACGGTACAAATAATGCGGCAACTGCATCTGCAAATTTAACATTTGCCGGTAATATCCTTACAGTTTCATCAAGCACTGCAACTACAAATGCCTCGGTACGAAATCTAAATATCATAAATAACACCACCGGAACTGCAACACAAAGTCTCGGTGTTGGTATTGAATTTGAATCAGAAACAAGTACAACAGAAAATACAACCGTCGGTTTCCTTGATTATGTATGGACAACACATACAAATGGAAGTGAATGGGGACAAACTGAAATAGTGCTGAAAGATACAGGAACTTCTGTTCGTTCTCATATGTTTGCTCCAGGTGTTATTGGTTCATTCAATGGTGGACTTACGGCCGCTACACCACAACTCGGTGACTTTACAGGTGCTTATCCAGAATATCGAGTTTATGCATCGGGTAGTACAACAGACGGAACCCAAACAACACTTCAATTTAATGTTTGGAATAATGTTGCTGGATTGGCTGTTCCAAATGATACAACTTGGATGTTTACTTCGTATATTGTGGCAAGAAGAACTGATGCAGACAATGAAAGTGCGGCCTATTGGTTACAAGGTGCTATTGATAATAATGCGGGTGCCGTTGCTCTTGTAGGTGCTGTTCAAGTAACTGCAATAGAAGATACAGTTGCTTGGAATACAACAGCAGTTGCTCTTGGTGGTAGATTACTTCTACGAGTAACCGGTGAAGCTGCAAAAACAATTTACTGGAACGCCGTAACACATATTGTCCAAGTTAGTGGATAATTATAAATAAAGGAGTAATGTAGTATGTCAAATTGGTCAAGAAGTCTTGCTGGAGTACAAACTCTTTCAGAAGTAAGTGCAAGCGCCAGTATAAGTTCTGGAACACTTACATTGGATTTGAGCACCGCCGGTGTTTTTTATGTTAGTCTAAATGCGGATATAACATCACTTACAATTTCAAATGTTCAAAACGTTGGTTCATCTGCATTTACTCTTATATTTACCGCCGACGGAACTGCTCGCTCGGTTACATGGGGTGGTTCTATTTTATGGCCATCAGGCGCCTCACCAGTCTTGACATCTACCAATGCTAAAAAAGATATATTTTCATTTGTTACACTCGACGGGGGTGCAAACTGGCATGGATTTGTTGGTGGTCAAAATTTGTAAAGGTAGAGTGATATGCCATTTATAAAAAATGTAACAGTACAGATAAAAAGAACATATAGTCCTGTTCCTCCTGTTGTAATTGGTCAAGTTGGAGAAGGAGAAATTACGGCAGCATTTTTGAGTGGAACTGGTCGCATATGGACTTGGGGAGAAAATACCAGGGGACAATTGGGTCAAAATCTTTCCACAACAGTTTGTAAGTGTACTCCTACACTTATCGCCGGTTTAACAAAAACTTTTTGTATGTTAGCAACTGGCGATCAAAATCATCTTGCCATAGACAAAAATGGAAAAGTATGGGGTTGGGGTGCTAATAGTAGTGGTCAACTTGGGGATAACAGTATAACTTCAAAATGCACCCCAGTTTCTGTTGCTGGAACTGCAAAAACTTTTTGTAAAATAGATAGTGGTGGTAATTCTAGTACTGGAATAGATAAAAATGGTAAACTTTGGGCTTGGGGTGAAAACAGTAGTGGACAGATTGGCGATGGAACAACAATTTTAAAATCTACTCCAGTATCTGTTGTTGGTGCTGCACTGACAAGAACTTTTTGCCACATAGCCGGATACAGTACTAGACTTACAATAGACAAAGACGGTAAAGTATGGGCATGGGGAAATAACTCATATGGGACAGTTGGTGATAACACTACAATCTCTAAACTTACTCCGGTTGCTCTCGGTGGTGCTACAAAAACATTTTGTGTCATAAAAGTAAAAAACCAAGCACTCGCAATAGACAAAAATGGTAAACTTTGGGGTTGGGGATATAATGCACACGGACAAGTGGGTGACAATAGTGTAATATGTAAATCAACACCCGTTGCTGTTGGTGGAACAAATAAAACATTTTGTAAAATATTTACTGGATTATTCAACTCATATGGAATAGATAAAAATGGCAAACTATGGTCATGGGGACAGAATATTGCATCAACATATCTATTGGGAAATGGAAATATATCGTGCGCATCGGCACTAACACCAGTTGCTGTTGGTGGTGCACTCGCTAATAAAGTAGTTTGTGAAATTGCGGGCGGCCGCGATTATGCATTTGCAATAGATAGTTCTGGAAAAGTTTGGTCTTGGGGGTGGAACGGATATGGAGGACTTGGTGTACCATACATTACATCCATAACAAGTCCAATATCAATTGGAGGAACGATAAGAACATTTTGTAGTATTCAGATGGGATATAATTCAACTATACTGGGTCAACACGCAGCTGGTATTGATAAAAATGGACAAGTTTGGTCTTGGGGTTATAATTCTTCAACAGGTGAATATGGAGATAATTCATCTACTTGTAAAGCAACACCCGTTTGTATTGCAGGCGCTGCTAAGACCTTCTGTTTTATAAGTTCAAATGGATCAAATACAGTCGGTATAGACAAAAATGGAAAAGTATGGGGTTGGGGTGCTAATAGTAGTGGTCAACTTGGAAATAACACGGCAACCGGTAAATGTACTCCAGTTTCTGTTGCTGGAACTACAAAAACTTTTTGTAAAATAGCAACATCTGGCAACCACACTATGGGAATTGATAAAAACGGAAAGGCATGGGGGTGGGGAAGTAATACAAATGGAAGATTGGGAGATAATACAATAACTGCTAGATCTACACCAGTAGCAGTAGCCGGTGCAGCAAAAACTTTTTGTAAAATAGAAGCTGGTGCACAAGGATTTACAATTGCAATAGATAAAAATGGAAAAGCATGGTCATGGGGAAATAATTCCAGTAATGCTTATTTGGGAGACGGAACCACTACATCGCGAAGAACACCAGTTGCTGTTTATGGTTCAAAAACATTCTGCGAAATATCTACAAAACTGGCTCACACTATGGCAATAGACAAAAATGGAAAAGTATGGGGTTGGGGAATTAACTCATTTGGACAACTTGGTAATGGTTCAACCATTAGAGCAATAACTCCGGTTGGTCTTTTAGGTGCAAATAAAACTTTTTGTAAAATAGCAGCAGGACTAAACTTTACAGTTGCCATTGATAAAGCCGGCCGTCTTTGGTCGTGGGGCCAGAATCAGTATGGTCAATTAGCGAACGGTACAGCAACTTCAAGAAGCACTCCAGTATCTGTGGTTGGTGCAACAAAAACTTTTTGTCAAGTTATGGCAAATGGATACAGTGGTTTTGCAATAGATAAAAATGGAATAATTTGGGGGTGGGGACTAAATGTTGCAGTTTCTGCAATAGGTGCTAGTAATCTTCTTGGATTAGGAAATTCATCAGTTCAATTTTCCAGCACACCAATTCGTGTTTGTAATATTTAAGTAATGATATATTAAAATAATTTTTGTATATTAATGTATTGTATCACTAATAAAAAATAGGTTATGAAAACAAAAGACACACTCGTCCTAACGATTTCAATCGGGGATTACTATAATGAAGTATCAAAACTTACAACACCTTCAATTCAGGCATATGCTAAAAAAATTGGTGCAGACTATTTGAACATCAATGAGTTCAACCCGCACTATATTACACAGAAATGGAATAAGTTTCATATTCATGAACTCCTAAACAAATATAAAAGGATTCTTTACTTGGATATTGATATTCTTGTTCGTGAGGATACTCCAAATCTTTTTGAAATAGTTCCTGAAAATAAATTAGGTATGTTTAATGAAGGTAAATATTCCACTCGTTTTGAATTTCTTGAACAGGCATCTGAATACTATAACGAACCACTTAAAAAATGGGATGGTAAATTCTATAATTCTGGCGTGATGGTGATTTCTCGTATTCACAAAAATATTTTTAAGTTACCAAAAGGTATTGACTTTGTAGAAACGGATCAACCTTATATCAATCTTCGTATTTTGAATGACAAGATTGAAATGTTTGACTTGGATTATAAATTTAATCGAATGGATATACTTGATAGGTTTTGTGGAATTTCTAGACTTGACTCATATTTTGTACACTATGCAGGTGCCCCAAAAGAAATTCAAATGGATGTGATGAAAAAAGATATAGAGCAATGGAAATTGGATTCCCCCAATTATGAATACAATCGAAATATTCTCATTTCAGTCACGGCTGGTATGGGAGATCAATTATGCTCTGAACCGGCAATCCGATACACACAAAAACTATATTCAGATGCAAATATTTTTGTTGTTTCACATTTCCCACGTCTTTTTGAACATCTTTCTTGCCCTGTAATGAACTATGATGAGTGGAACGGCATAAATGATGCTATACTTACAATGTACACGTGCCCAGACGATGAACAATCTGATCATAAATTGTCTCATGTTCTATTTCACCCAACAGATTTTGCCTCCATGTCAATGATAAAAAGAACAATACCAAATAACGAAAAAACAATTAAGCTAAAACTAGAAGCAGATGACACAATGTCAGTGCTGAATATGTTGGAATCCAAGAAGAAAGATAAACCAACAGTAGTAGTTCATGCAGGAAAATGGTGGCCATCAAAAACTCTTCCACAAGATTGGTGGCAAAAGATCATAGACAAGTTATCAGAAAAACTAACGGTAGTTCTTATCGGTAAAACAATTGATGAGAAACAAGGGTATCTTCCAATCCAATGTCCAAAAGACGGAATTGACCTTCGTGACCTAACAACATTGGGTGAATTGATGTCTCTTATTTCTCTTTCTCGGTGTCTTCTTACCAACGATTCTTCACCACTTCATATTGCCGGTGCGTTCGATAATTGGATCGTAACGATTCCAACGTGTAAACACGAAGATCATATTCTTCCTTTCCGTAATGGAACTCAATACTACAAGACAAAGGCACTTCGTCAAGGCCTTCTTCTCGATGATCTAGAAATTCGTCACACGGAATTCCACACAGATACAATTGATCTAATTCCAGAAGGAAAGACATTATACGATTACATTCCAGAAGTTGATGAAGTTGTAAAGGAGGTGTTTGACATCTATGATAACAACCGATAACAAATTCGAGTCATACCGACCACTTATGAATGAGTGGGAGTATAAGTTCATCGAGAAGTTTCTAACTCCCGATGATACACTTCTTGAATGGGGAAGTGGTAACTCAACTCTATACTGGTCGGGTATCGTTTCAAAGGTAATCTCAATCGAACACGATATTGATTGGATAAATTCGTTGGGTAAGGTAATAGATGCTTATAATGTTAAGAATATTGAACTACATCATATAGCAGCTCACTCACCAAATCCAATTCCTTGCCGATACGAACAATTCAAGGACTACATCAATTACCCAAAAGAAAAGGGATTGAAGTTTACAAAGATTCTGATTGATGGTAGGGCAAGAAAGTATTGTGCAAAATCAATATGGGAAGTTATAGACGAAAATGTAATTGTTTTTATCCATGACTTCAACAGACCTGATTATCAGATGACTCTAAAATACTACGATCTTGTTGACGTAGAATGGCGTGGTCAAGGTATCGCTGCTCTACGAAAAAAGAAAGATGTTATAGATGATGGGTCGTATTATTGATGGTAATCTACGAAGAGGCATATTTATAGAATATGTCTCTTTTTGTTTATGAGGTATTTTAAGTGGATTATATACAAGTTGAAAATGGTGAAGTAAAAGGTTATCCAAGACCACTCCCACAAAATTGGGTAGACGTTTCTAATTTTTATCTATTAGACGACGAAAGGTTACGTTCTTATGGATGGTTTCCTGTTCGTTTTGTTCCAAACCCAAATAAAACAAACAACAGTATTACGACGGGTCAGATGTTTGTTATTGAAGGAATCGAAGTAGTTCAGTACGAACAAGTTCGAGAAAAAACACAACAGGAACTAGAACAAGAAACAAATCAAATGTGGGAAAATATAAGAGTTCAAAGAAATGAACTTCTATTAGAATCAGATTGGACACAGTTATCTGACTCACCACTTTCAGAAGAGAAGAAGATAGAATGGCAAACATATCGTCAAGAACTAAGAGATATTACATCACAACAAGATCCTTTCAACATAATTTGGCCAACTAAACCGTAAAAATATGAATAGACTTATAGAACAAATAATCAAAGAGCTAAAACTCCAAATCTTTAATGAAGAAGATTCAAATAAAGGAAAAATCGTAGCTGTATATCCTGGTCGTTTTCAACCAATGGGCATTCATCACAGAGATGCTTATATGTGGTTGAAAAAACAGTTTGGTGATAAGAATACTTATGTTATT